TAGTAGGTTTAAACCTACTACCATATTAATCCCTTTTATGTTTATTCATTCTATCGTCTTTACCATTAGTCATTTGTAATAATCTAGTATTTACAAATTCTTTATTTAAGTAACATACAACGCCAACTCTACTAGCATACTTAGGTCTTTTAATTCTACCTATTAAAGTATTCCAATTCATTTCTAACTCTATTGGTCTACCAACACTATAAACTTTAAATTCTAAATAAGCTTTAGGATTGATATAAGTTGGCTTAACCTTCTTATGTACAAATTCTACATCTGAATCTTTTATTAATTCATTTAAATCCAAATAAGCATATTCATCTGTATGATGTCTATCTTCTTCATATAACTCTAATTCCTGTTTCATCCTAATTTCGTATTCAGGTGAACCCCGTCTTAAACCTTCATTCCTTAATTTATAATCTATCTCATCTTTAGAATCAAATATGTCCCAATCAGCTTTTATGAATACCTTCCAACCATTCTTATTTATATCAGGTATATCTGGTATTACTATATCATGTAATGCTATATACACATATTTATTATCATACTCATCAGATTTAAATATTTCATCATGGTCATCTTCTGAATAATATACAAATAGTTTAGGTGTAGAGAATGTAAGATTGACTGGTATTTCTATAGTGAAATTATCACTAGTCATATTTATTCTTTCACCATCATCTATAGTCATATTTTCTAAACAAGATATATGCATAGTGATATCCATTACTCTAGCAAAGTATTCCATACGCTGATTAATTGACCTAATCTTATATGTAAATGGGAAAAATGAATACTGGTTTAAGTAACTTATAAAATTATGTATATCTACAACTTCTTCATCTACAACTTCAAAACCTGCTTCCCTAGCAACCTGTAATATAATAGCCCTAGGAACATGGAAATCTATATCACAGTCTGTTGACTGAGTTTCGCCTACTCGTAAAGCTTGTTTTAAATAATGTACCCATTCTAACTGCATAGCTTTAGATTTTAATCTGATCTTAAATGTATAATTTATTCTAACAGTCTGTGAAGTCATTGCTATCTGTATTTTATGTGCAGGGTCATTAAAGAAACATGCTTTTCTTCTAGTTCTTGATACAAATGCATCCATACCACCATCAGGAAGTCTGTCTTCTTGGTTATAGAAATCCATGTCTAATCTAGACTCTATAGCCAATGATGGTACATCTTTCTTTAAATCTTTTATAGCATTATAGTGTCTAAAAGCATCTAAGGCATCTCTATCCACTATATGAATTGATTTAAACGCATCTTCATTAACTCTATTAAAAAACCAAGTTCTAATATATTCCATACCTAATGAATAAGTATGCATCAATGATGGAGATATTATACTGGCTTTTATTTCAGGTCTTTGTTTGATAATCATTATATAACTCCTTTCAATTAAAGTATATATAATAATGTTCCACATGGTAAAAAAATGAAAAAAAAGAAGCATCCAATTAAGGATGCTTACTTTTAAAAATCATATCACTTTTCCAATCTTTCTAAAAATCTATCAGTCTTCAACTTTGATATTTCATCAATATCAGATAAGTTTATACCTTTAGTTAATAACATTTGATACTTTATACACACTAAGACATCTGTCAATTCTTCATTAAGATTAGTAATTGCTTCATCTCGAGTAATTGGAGTTTTACACCCAACCCCAATGCTTCTTTTATACTTATTTATTGCTTGAATTAATTCAGCACATTCCTCAACAAGTAAATCAAGATTATCCATCTCAGTAAGATGATTTAAAACTTTAAAATCCTCATTATTAATATCAAAATCCACAAACATATTTTTCATTACCTCCTATTTTAAATAATTTGTATAAAAATCGATATAATAGAGACGTCCAAATTAATGGACGTCTCTAACAGTTGTATCAATTTCAATATAGTAAATACCATTTGTTACGTCTGTATTTACTACCCTACACGTACCATTATAATTCTTATTGAAGAAATTATTAATGTTTATATGGAATCTAGGGTTTGGTTTTACCTCCCTATTAACCATCTTAACTAGGTAGTGTTGTTCAGGTTTAGCCCTTCTTACTAGCTTTTCAAGTTCTTTAATATGTGGTATATTCTCTATAGAAAATAATCCATACCAATAATCATCAACTTTATCACCAGCTGGTTGCTGAAGCTTTGATGAGTAAAATTCATTACTTTCTATTGGTGGCATACCTGCATATATCTCAGGTATTTTATCCCTATCTTCATCAGCAATATAGTAGTCTGTAGTATACTTAGGTGGATTTAATAATTCATAAATCTGTTTCCTACAAGCTGCACCTGCTATAGCAAGGACAACCAATATAGTTAATATGATATATTTTTTCATGATACTTCACGCTCCTTTAATACTTAGTTAGGTATACTTGGAATACACCATTTGGGTCACATTCATCGTCCATTCTAACTACACCAAGACCTTTAGCTTCATAGTGTTCTCTGAAGTAACGGTTTATATTAAATGAGAATGTTTCATCTCCTATAGCTCCTTGATAAGCTACTGGTATTGTATCACTATCACCTGGTTCCATGATAACTAAAGCAGATTCTATTATTTCTACAACCTGTTTTTGTTCATCAGATAGAATATCATACTTACTACCATCATCTGTGATATTATGAGTTGTCCCATCATCTTCAACTGGTGTAGAAGTTTTATTGTCTTCAGCATTCTGCTGCTGTTGATAAGCCAAGCCCAACAGTTGGATATCAAGTAAATCTTGTCCAAATGTTATCACATATAACACTACTACCGATAATATAACTGATACGATTATTACTATTGCATTTTTACTACTCTTCTTCATAATATTTGCCTCCCTTAAAAAATCAATTGTAAAAAATTATTGCAATTAAAAAAAGAATATGAAGTTTTGTGTATACTATCATATCCTTTTTAATGTGTGAGTTCACTTCTATATTATAGAAGTGATATCGTGGTCATACTTCAGTGCGAAAGCATCGTCTTCGCTAAGAATGACCTGTGGGTAGTAAGACCCACTTTCCCTATCGAAGTGCATTAACTTCACAGGGATAAGGTTGTTTATACAGTACCTTATAACTGTAGTGCATGCAACAGTCAAACCTGTTACATACAACTCAAGAGACTCCACATTTTGTAGAGCCTCGTGGGCAGTGTTCATCATACCCTGTAGATCTTTAGGATCTACGATATTTCCAAACACATACCCTTCAACTGGAAGCTCGTGTCTTCCTTCACATAAACCTAAAATAGTTAAATTCATCATAATGTTACCTCCTATTTATATTATATTATATTTATTATTATGATTCACTAAAATAATATATAATTGTAAATAATGAGTTTTACAAAAAAGAAATAATATAGAGCATGGGTTGATCCCATGCTCATTCATATTATTTATTCATACAATTTTCAATAGCTTTAAGTTGCTCTTCGGTATATGTACACATATTCTTTAATGAGTTTATATTTACTAACAAGTCTTTATTATGTATAACACTATCATTTACATAACCATCTTCATGTGATATATACAATGCATTACGAGGATTAAATATATTCTCAGCAGCTTTTAAGAATTCTTTATTTAATATCCTCATAACATTCTCTTGGTCACCATCAAAATCGGCAGCAAAGAATCCTAATATCTGTAATGGTATTCCTATAGAATATTCTTCATTCATAGATGTTACATAAAATTGTTCAATTGAACCAAATTCTATCGTAGGGTTTCTATTAAGCAATACTGGTATACCTCTACCTGAATTCTTAATTATATTATTTATAATATTCTTTACAATACCTCTCTCATTTGATTCTGGTGATGAATTTGCTGTCTCCCATAACATCAATGCTTTATTCGGTGAAATGTTATAAGACTTCTCCATTACATTTATTATATCAAACTTAAGCAGTTCTGTTAAAGCAGCATAAGGCAACTCTATTTCATCTATTCTCGATGGTCTAGGTTTTATAACAGCTCTTGCTGTAAAATTATATCTACCACCAAATAAACCTCTAAATTCACCATGCTTTTGTGCTAAAGTAGCTATAATTGTATCATACAAATTATCATACTCTGTTTGTATATTATATAATGACCTTGCAGCACGTTCATTTGTCCTATCATAAGTAGTCTTATTTAAAGTATAAACATTCTTTGATATGATATAGTATTCCTGATTAGCTTTATCATAATCAAAATGTCTACCTGATACTCTTATAGGTCTAAGGTGTATTGTATATACAGGTATTGTTTGGGTAAACATTATATCAATTGATTGTACTATATCATGGTATATCTCAATCTTCTTAGGATTCGATTTATGCTTATCTCTATAAAACTCTAATATCTCATAAACCCTATTCCTAAATTCAATCAATCCTATACCTTTAAATGGTTCTTTTTTAGTAGGTGTTGATTTAACTACATTACCATCTTCATCCTTTTCCAAATCTAAATTAATTATCCCCTCTAAAGCAGTTTGTCCTATAAACTGTTTAAGCTGTTTAAATATAACAGGATGTATTATCTTATAATCATTGATAATAAGATATCCAAAGAATGTAAAATCATCACCTATATACTTTACAGGTTTTCCACATTTAGTACATATCGTATGCTCATAATTTGCACCTTTTATCCTACCACATTCACATTGATACCTATGAGAGAACGGACTTTCACTATACTCAAATTCACCAAACTTACTTGAGTAAATTGATGTATCAGATTTTAAATCCCTCTTAATAGTCTCATGTGTTGTAACTCTAAAACCTCTATTGGTAGCCATTTTATATTGAGCATCTTTATCAATATCAATTTTAACTAACTTGGTTTCTAAAGTATAATCTGGGTTTCTAGGGTAATGGACCCTAAAATTTACTTCACTATCACACATTTTCCATTGACCTCCTCTACTAATAAAAACTTTATTATATTTCATATATATAATATATGACACTAAACCATATTGGGTATTATATGGTTATTTATATGGTATTTTTAGAAAGGAATACCATATAGCATTTAAGCTATATGGCATTTATATAATTTATTTAAGTTTTTTATCACCATCAAACCCAAAGGCTTTTTCTACATTCATATCTCTAACCTTTTTAGTTGAGTCATGGAATGATTTCATGGCTAAGTTCTTTATCTTAGAAGGAATGGCTGGTAAAGCTAAGCCTATATTTGTTATATTTAACCTTCTAAATAAGGTACCAGCACATGCTTCACATATATATTTCTTAGACTTGCATAATGAGGAATAACGTATATTTACATACTTACCTCTATACGAATCCATATTTACTGAAGTCAATTCAACTAATTTGTTGCCCTCAACAATATAGGAGTATAACCAATCTTCTGGAGAATCTAACTTAATTCTCAATGTATGGTTAGTACCACAATCTGACCCCTTAGGTCCTATCTTTATATGCTGAAAAGCTGCAACGAATAACTTTTCTATATAACCACCTATCTGAGTTTTATTACCTCTAGCATAAGAACCTTCAGCCATAGAATTTGCGAATAAGTGATATTCTTCACTTGATATACCATCAGCATAATTTGAAGTTGCTATATTGAATTTACCACTAATAGGATCTTTCATAGCACCTTTCATCATATATGTATTCTTCAAATGGTTATCAATGTTTCCTCTTGCACCTGATAAATAACTATCTAAAGATGGGTCTCCATCTAACACTTCCATAGTCTTGTTGATTAAATCTTTCTCCATCTTACCTACAGCGACAACGTCACCATTAGATATTTTTTCTTTATTCTCTTTAATCAACCTATTCCTAGTAGTTTCAAGCTTAGATGAGAGATTAATCAATTCTCTGGTATCATTAGGAGATAGAATAGAAACGAATGGCATTAAGAATTCGTTATAGTTTATAAAAGTCTTATACTTTTCTATATCAAGTCTATCTTCTAATATAGCATATGCAATTTTATTATTTATTTTACCATATGCCTTTTTGCTCAAAGTGTAATCAATATAACCACATATATCAATCACAGTAGGTTCCATTACAAGTTTATTATATACCCATAAACCAACAGTTGTATTGAATGAATTCTTATTAGGTCTTCCGTTAACGGTTATGCTTCCAGGTGGAATAGTTATTATATCATATGGGTTAACAGTTTTCTTAGACTTATCGTTAAAGTCACCAAATAGTTCCATGATAAATGTACGGTTTAAATGTGTTTCATGGTCTATATTAATTATTCTATCAACTAACTCTTTATCAGTTATAAGTTTACTTTTTCTTTTAGCCACTATATATCACCCCCCATTTATAATTCATCAGCTGAAATTATATCATCATATAAAGATAAGTCTTGACCGATATCTTGTACACATGGACAATTATACTTATTCGATAATAACATAGCTACAGCAAATTTAGATTCTGATTTAAATGTAACTAAGTATTTAGTTTTATTAGAAGAGGCTACCCTATTATTAAAAACAGTTTTACCATAATTCTTTTTATACTTTTCAATATCCTTCTTAGTTACATTATTTATTACAGCACCTTTCTGTAATAACAAATAATTCTCAAACTCTAATATATTTAAATAAAAATCTTCAAAGTTATAAGCATATGTATCATGATACAATTTAGCTTCACCATATGAAGAATATTTAGTCTCATCATACCTACATCCTATGATATTATAAATTATATCTGCAAAAGTAACATCATCCTCTTTACAGTATTTAACAAATGTAGGCTCTTCTAATGATATCATCTTATTAATCTTATCATATAATTTATCTATATTTCTATAAAAACCGTATATAGGCAATTTGCTTAAATTGGTATCTATAAAAGTGCGAACCTCTACACCTTTCAAAGTTAAATCATAGATGAATAAATATATGATAAAAATCATATCACCTTTTAAACCTAAATCAATACCCTTTTCAACACAGGTACGAATTACATCATATAATTCTAAATGATCAAAGTGGGTGTGTGCTTTAAGTTTAGTAAATTTGGTCAGAGTTGATGGTCTTATAACTGGCTCTCCTATTAATTTAATTCTGTCTATAACATCTACCAATTTATATCACATCCTCTGCTCTTAGTATTCTAGTGTATTTAACCTTATAATCAGGATAGTCTGACTCTCTTATAAAATAAGCTGTAGGATATTTTTCATATAGTTGTAGTATATGAGCCATAATCATATCATTGGGATATATTATAAGAGTACCATCTGAAACAGAAATATCATTTTCTACTTGAACTACATTTGATATCTTATTAATAAGAATACCATCTTCATTAAACTTATAACTCTTTCCATTAATAGTCTTGACAGTATCTATAACCATAGCACCATTATCATCTTTATCGAAATAATATATACAATTATTTATTTGCTTCCAACCATATGATAATTTACCTTCAGTGTCAAATATATAATATTTTCCATGTATATTAGTCACAATATTTATAAATTTCTGATTCTGCTTATAATATGATTTACTACCATCCGAATTATGTTCCCAACCATGTCTTATATTATGGTCATCAATATTCACACGTGTAGTATTGTTAATACCATCAACAATAGCCGAAGCTATAGCATCCATACCTTTACGGTCAGCAACAATTATATCTTTTATAGATGTACAATAAAACAGCTCTATTGCTATACATGTGGGAACTGATTCATTTATGATATATAATGGTGGAGTATGAACTCCACCATTAATAAATCCTAATTTATTCAAACTGCTACAAATTCTCTTACCTACAACATAGCCATAATTATCACCTGTTTTATAATAAACATTTGTACCTGAATTAGTTATCTTATGAACTGAACCGTTTAAATGTAGCTCTAAAACTAAATCATATAAATATCTACCAGTTTCATCTTTAATATTTACTCTAGGTATTTTATACATAATCTCTTCTGTTGGAGATTTAAATATCTTTTCAGGACATGCTATGACATCACATTCATAACCTGAAGCTATAAGTTGTTGTTTAAGTATAGGTAGTAGTCTTAGTATGTAAACATATTCATCAAAATATCCATTGGCACCTGAAGATTTACCATTAGCTAATATACTATGCCCAGTTAATAAAGCTATTCTCATAATCAGTCACCATAAAATATATTAATAGTAAAGAGTATAAGTTATATCTAGCCCCTTACTATTATCTATTAGAGATTCAACTGGGAAATGGAACTTAGTAAGTGGTCTTATATCCTGGTAATAATCTATACCATTGATATTCTTCTTCCATGCAGTTAATATAGATAAAGAAGATACTCTTGATTCTTCCTGACCAACTGTTAGGTTAAAGAAATCTCTACAATCTTCACGGTTTAATATAAGATGCATTCTTACAAAAGTTTCAACTTCATCAGTTCTTTCTGATGTATATACATTCTCATCTATAGGTGTACCATCTAGGTATCTCTGCTGAATAGTATCAGATATAGACTCAAACTTCTTAAAGTAGTAAGCTATTCTACCATCTCTCTCTATCAACTTTCTACCAAAATACTTCTTTCTATCAGCAGGAGTTAAGTCATTATTAACTGGCTGATATCTAAAAGGAATCAAACCATCTGGTGAAATCCAAGATGTATAGTTAACAGGATATACTTCCTTAGGTGTAGGACCACAACCATCCATACCTACAGCAAATAAATATACCTTTTCATCATCCCTTACACCATTTGGAGCAGGTTCTTTGATTGTGTGTTCAAGACCAAGAATTTCATTATATGAAGGTGTCATAGCCTCTGCACTTATTTTGAAATGCTTTGATGCAGTAAATGCTGACCCAGCTATTACTACTTTATTTAATCCTTCATATATAGTCTCTCCTAAAAGGTTCTTAACTACTACATGACCTTTAGGACCACCTGTAGTTTTGATATTAACATCTTCAGCTACAAATTTTGATAAACCTTCATTGAAGACTAATCTCTTCATAGGTTTTCTAACTTTACTCATTATATTAAATCCTCCCTTATTTCTAAATTATCTTATTTACTAAATGTTCTTTATATCACATTTATCAGTCATTACCATATAATCTGTATATATTAAACTAGCTTCATTGTCCATATGAGAATTAATTGTGATATTCTCATTAAGGAATATATCTTTGATATTTATCTTCATTATAGCTACATGCTCATTAACTTCTATAGATTCAATAAATCCATAGCTAGTACTTACATGCATTATATCATATATATCAAATTCAGATTTGAAACTAAGTTCAATTTGTCTAAGAACTTCATTGTCTATATGAATTGTATCACATGTTGATAGTGTATTCAATAGGTTAGTTAATCTATCTTTAGCAACTATATCATCACGCATAAATACATCTCTTATTACTATAGACATGATTGTGGCATAATCATTTATATCAATAGAGTCTTTCCATTTGATACTAACTTCATTCAAAATCTTATCTATCACATTTATTATTTCATATTGTCCACCAATATGACCATTACCATGTGATGAATCAAATGTAAGAGTTTTTATAAAGTCCATATCATCCAATACTCTTATCTTATTAGACCAAGTATCATCAAATGTTAGAATTGAGTTTACTGCTTCAAGGTCCACCTTATATGATTTGAAGAACATTATAACTGACCTTACATAATCCCTTATAGCATCTTTAGATACAGTTGGGAATATATTAAATACATGGTCTAACTCTTCACCTTCTATATACTCAGATAGCTGGAGTACTGCATCGTTGATTAATTTACTTATTCTATTATTTCTTTCATTTACATCATCTATAGCATCTACGTCTAATAATAATTTAAATAGTATAGCGTCTCTACTTCTTATATAATCAGTATAAGTTTCAGCTATAGTACCATCTGGTAAAGTAAAAATCTTATTAGTAAATTTGGTTATCATCAATGCTTCATAAACCATTTTATAAACATCAAATTCTCTTTTATTTTCAGCATGATTCATACAGTATATAAGATGGTCGTGTATCTTTTTATTGTTAGTATAAACCTCCACTAACTGATTCACTGTAAGAATTTCATTAGGATTAACCCAATTATCAATACCTAAATCTTTAAAAGTATAACCATTTTGACTAACCTTAGAAGCTAACAAATCTAAATCAGCTTCAAAGTTAAATCCCATTACATACATAACCTTAGATTGTTTTGAAATAATATTATCTTTATATCCCCTATACCTGTAACCTAATGCATATAGAAAACATAAAACATCTACAAGTCTAAATTTCCTAGATGCTGAAGGGTATACGTTGTTAAGGTTTATCAACAACCTATCTTCTACATAATGGTCATCAAAAAGTATATTATGGAAGTAACACATCTGGAATGCCATTGTACTTATAGCATTCAATACATCAACTGACATATATTTAGTATAATAGTGATTGAATTGTAATTTCATTATTTCAGATTTTACATATTCGTGGTTTAAACCACCATTCCATAAAGGGTCCTTTTTAACCATCTGGTCATACTCAATTATATGAGACGGTTTATTGAGATACTTACTTACAGTTTCTTTTATAGGAACTTTAATAAACTTCAAATCATATGAAGCATCAGTATCAAGTTCATATGTATCAGGGTCGTATTTGAATACATATTTACCATCTCTCATTTTACGTTCTTTAAGTAAATAGTATTTAAAAACTCTTACATTATCAAAACCGAATAAAGAGCATATATCAACTACATTCAATGTAGTAGATTTGTACTTAAGTAATTTATGTAGGTTTTTTATCATTGATAGCTGATAATGGAATGGTATTTCATCAAAATAATCAATATCATAATTATCAAATATCAATTTAACCATCTTAAGATCAAATATTTCATATTTGTTTATCATATCAGGAATCTCTGACACGATATCTATTGTAGTAAGAATCATCAATAGGACGGCTAAGAAATTATCATAGTTATCAGATTTGAATCTATATGCATCTGAATGAACTACATTTTCTATATAAACTCTATTTAATGCCAACCTATCTTTAAACCTTTCCATAAGTTCTATAGGTACATCATGTGGTACATATAACAAATTAAAATTACCTGCTTTTCTAGCAGTGTAAATTGAAATCTTTTTTGAACCCAAATAATCTAAATATGTACAATATGGATATTCCTTCTTTAGATTATCTATGATTCCATAATGGTATAGTAAATCACATTCCTCATCTGAATAATTATGTATAGGAGTTCCTATATTTGAAAGAGTTAGTTCAGGTGGAACCCAATCTTCAGTCAGATATATAAATTCATTCTCATTTCTAGGTTGTCCATTAAGCATCTTATAATAGTCATTACCTTCTCTATATGTATTTATAATATCTTCCTTTTTATTACGGAGTAATATTTCCCTAGCAAATGTAGGTACTAATGAGGTATCGACATATGCTTCATGTATAATGTCATTAGGTACACCAGCATCTAATAATTCATTAAAAGTATATTCATATAAACTAAATTGTGCTGAATCATCAACTGCACATAAATATCTATATGCATCATGAGCAGTCAATGCTGTCTCATTTATATCAGCCAAATTTTGAAGTTTTATTACCGATTCCGTGCACATTTTTTTAAGATAAAAAACCACATCGTCCATCAAAGGAATATTATCAGTACTGGTTTTTATGTATTTATACATAGTGATTTACCCTCCTTTCTACTTGATTATTAGCATATAATATAATGTATTGCCCACATAATTTAAAACACATTAATATAGAATTTCGTATAAGGAGGTATTAAAGTGGCGAAAGTTGGTATAACAATTACAGATTTGGATGACAATCCCACACTTACATATACCGAAAATGATGCAAGTATAAGTTATTATCAGACTAAAGATACACTTAGAAACCCTGAGGATTATAAATTCTTTTTAAAGAATGTTACTCATGGTTTTAGGACAAGTCCTTTCTATAAAAAATATAAAAGAGACTTGATGGAAAAAGGTTTAGATAGGTGCTTTATCCAATCTAACCTAACTTCTGAACACTGTAGTATAGAGATGCATCATAACATATTGACTATATTTGATATAGCCTTTATGATATGTGAACATCAGTTGAATACTGTTGGGAAGATTAACACATTCGAATTGATAAGTTTGCTTAAATATGAACATAGTATAAATAATGTCCCCATAGCTATGATAACTATTACAGGTCATGAATTAAACCATAGTAGTGATGATTTCTTCATCCATCCTAATTCCACATTTGGTAACTGGGTTAATTTAATCCGTAAGTATAACAAAGGTATGACTCCAGAGATAGCTAATAAGCTCATACGCTATCTAAATAATTGTATACAATATGGAAAATCATCTGATGGAGAACTATTAAAATTAAGGGAAGATATATATGATTGGTGTATCATATAATGAGATTTATTTTTAGGAGGAATGATTTAAATGATGGATGCTGCTAGAGCTATTAGTGCTAATGAATACTTATTAACTATTACTCTAATTGCCATATGTGTATCACAATTTATGATATTTGCATTGCTATGTATATACATTAGCATATCTAATAATATCACCAAAACTAATATGAAGTTTATAGAGTTATTCGAATTGAAGTTGACTAACTCAAATATTGAAAAAATTGAAGATATTGATAATGAATTGATTAAGTTCATAGAAAACATATTTATGGATTATAGACTAATCCATAGATTTAATAACGACGCTCCAGTGAGCGATATTGAAGAGACTAACATGTATCAGATAGTTATAGATGAGACCATTTCTAAAATGTCACCAGTATTATTTGATAGAATTCTCAAGGTTTATAGTAAAGAAAGAATACACGATGTAATAAGAGATAAGACTATAATGATTGTAAGTAATTATTGTATGGCATGTAATACACCAACATAAAAAAAATAATATCCCCATAGCATTAAGCTATGGGGAATTATTCTCTATTAAACTACACATCGCATTATATTAGACTTTATGGCATATAGTATATTTAAATTATGATTGAAGTTTATATCATCTTCAGACTGGTTTATGGTATTGACCTCATCTATATAATACCCATTGTACAAATATTTCCCTCTACTATCAAAAGGTCTATAGAAGTTGACTGGGTATTCATAGTGTTCATATGCCTTAATCACATCTAAACATGCTTTTAGACCTTCATTAAACCCTTCAGTCTCTAGAGTATTGAATATTAATAATATCAACTGTACGAAATTATCGTCATACTTAACTGTATCCTTAATACCTAATACCTTATACCACTCTTTCTTATTTATAGCATCATACCCATAGAAGAATTCATATGTATAGGATTTCACATATGTGTTAAATATTACCTTCATATATGATGTATAAGCATTCTTTTTTATAAACTCCACATGAGGTGATATCTTAGTATAATCAGCATCTATATCAATGGTATATATAGCATCATTGCTGATTCGTATTATATTTGATAATTGGATATCATTGTTCTTAATAAATATATCTCTAGCTTTTGATATTCCATCTTGTAAAGCTTTAGTATATTTCTTATCTTGTAATTGTAACAACCCTATGAATTTCTGTCTATCCATTCTATCAGCTACATACATCTTATTGTAAGTATCCTCATCAATCATACCACTATCAAATAATACTGATATATTAGCTTTTCTAATATCATACTCACATATATTATGACCTACAATTATATTATGACCTATCATTATCTTACACTCCAATGATATGGGTAAAACATACCTAGATACATATGGTCTGGTTTTACACCTTCCTCTATTTCTTTACGAGCTATGATACTATTAAATACTTCCAATTCTTCTGCAAACTGTTGTCTGGATGCTGGATTGAATTCAGCCTCTGGTATCAATGATTCATCTCCTGACCATGTATGCATCATCAAACCATATTTCTTATATAAGAAATCTCTAAATAACTCAACACTCCAATCATCCCACCAGCCTTTAAATATAATAACGTCTTTACCATTCAGAATATCTACTACTATCCTCATTATATTGAATTTAATCTCAAACTTAGTATCATGTATATAATAATACACATCCCATATATCATGTGGTAGTTTAGGATGTGCTGAATAGTATACCGTTTCACATTCCATAAAGTTTAATGCTCCAACAGGTGCATATGGTTTATGCTCTGCTGATAAAGAATACTTTCGTACATTATCATTTATAACTCTTAATTGATGTGCACCATTTTGTGTTAGATAATAATCATCGTCATATTCTTTAAATATCAATTTAGCCATTATAACACTCCTCTCAAATATATAAAGGGGATTATATAATCCCCTTAAAACTTCTTTTGGTAACCAACAGTCCTAACTCTAGAATAATCACGGTATGCTTTTCTAACCCTATCATTCTTAAGAACTTTACCATCCTTCTTTACTCTAACAATTACCTTATCATTTGGATTAGAGTATATATTTGAATTTTCATTGGCATTTATAATTTTAACTTTATCATTATTCAAAGTACTGTTTACAATATTGACAACGTCATCCCTATCATATATAGGCTTTCCTATCTCTGATGCTCTAAATACCTGACCACATTTAGGGCAAACAAAATACATGAATCCAACCTCATATTCTATATGACCGTTGCAAACTGTACCATCTTCTAATTTGTTCGAACAAGTCATTTTCTCATAGTCATATCCATATACATATGGGAAATCTAACAATACGGGACCAAACCCTGGTCTGACCCCGTAATTCATAAAATTATCTACACCAATATCATCCATAGCATATCTACCACATATAAAAGGCATAAGGAACCCTTTATATAACATTGGTGCAAATAACTTAAAGTCTGCTCTATTCTGTATAGGAAAGACTGATTCAACTAAAGCTATTGAACCATCACTCGATACTTCAAATATCTTTGTAACGAATGGTTTTAAAAACTGCTGGTTAATAAATTCTCTAGGAGAATCTTTCCTACCCACATCATCTAAAGCTATCTTAAATACAAACCTACCATCATATATAGATTGATATGCTGCTCTATTAGTACCTATACCTATAGGGAATATACCTAATGGTGCAAGTATAGCATTTATATTGTTCACTTTATCCTTTTTAGACAGAGATTGCTTGCTGATATGTACCAGTTTAGCTATAGTATCTGTTTTTAAGAAATCGTTGATATGTTTATCACACGTAATCTTACACCATATTTCTTCAGCCATAACATTGGTTCTTACACCAGTCTTAAAAGTTGGGTCGATTGATTTAAGAACCTTATCCTCTCTAGCTATGATAAGTTTATGCATTTCCTCAGGTGTTAACTCACCTTTAGGTTTTAATGTGTTTTTATCTATAAAATCCAAAATCTTAGCTGACATCTCTAAACCATCTCCTAACCAAATAAACTATTCTTTACACCACTATATTGTATAGGTGGGAACTTTGTAGCCATTTCTACATAACCATCTAAGCATGTTGAATGACACTTAGGTTGACTCACAATATTACACCTCTGATTCAATCTATCATATACCATATCATCATTATATCTATAATTAGTATAGTATCTATCTGGTGCTTGTACTGGAGCAAACCTAGTATCTAACATATAGTTTGGCTGATTTGATATGAAATCACTACCGTTTGAAATGTTAGTAAACTGAGGTATAGAAATTACGTCATAAATCTTTACTGCTGGTTCAGAGTATTCACCTAACCTATCAATGTATGCTACATATGGGGATACCTTAGCAGCCCATTCTGCATATGTAATAGGTTTGCTTGAACATGCATCCATACCAGTTAATTCTTTATACTTCCTCCTCATAACATCTAAGTTCATCAACTGCACAATCTCTTTTTCAGGCAGTGAGTAAGCAAAGAACATGTTAGTCGACTTCCACTCTCTCAACTCTTTCTCATCCCTCTTTTCCAATAGTGCTAAATCTGAAGCAAATGTTGAAAAATCATCTATTTCAGACCTATCTTTGTATAAACTCTTATTTTCAGGTTTTATCGTAGGAAGAATAAATTCATCATAGTAATATTCAGCTAGTGACATATACTGTTTACCGTTCTGAGATGATACATATTTCTGGGTCATGTCTGGACTCATGTAACCAGTTCGTACCATATCTTTAATACTAAAATCACTATTATCTATCACATAGATACCCTTACTAGTAAAGAATTTATGTACACCAGGTTCAAACTTCTTCGAACCCATATACCTATTTATTGTACCCTCAACTGAATCTTGATAGTACAATAATTTTTCCATTAACGTCATTTCATTAAATGCATTTTCATTCAAATTAGTTTGTAGACGTTCTTTTAATTTAGCAACGTCATCTCTCATTTTCTGAATATCCAATGCATCTAAAGCATCATCTAATGATAATTCATCAACAAACGGTGCATTCAAATGTAAATCTGATATATAGTCTTTAGTTTCTTCAGCAGTAGCTTCTCCTACATATTCACCATTCACATATTTCTTACCATCATTTATCAATGCCTCACCATTATTATTCTTCATCCTTATGTAATCAATTATCCCATCACTTTCTATATCAGAATCTTCATCTGAATCATAATAGTTAATGTCACTATCAGGTTTGTCTAAATACAGAGTTTGGTCTTCAATTATAGCATCTTCAACATCTTCATCAAAAGTTACTATTTTACCTGTAATCTTATACTTACCATCAACCTCCTCATAATTTCCAGCTGATATTGCATTCATTCTATTGAAAGCATCATTTAGTTTATTTTCACATAAAGTTTTAACTTGGTTCATCTGGTCTTGGTCAGTGAAGTCCAAGTCTTCAATTCCTAAAGCTTCACCCAATTTATTCTGAATATATTCAGCCTTATCTAATAATTCATCTTGTCTTGAACGCACCCTTTTATTTATCAAAGCTTCTTCAAGACTAGCTACCCTATTTTTCATAGCCTGTTCAATCCAATCCTTTACACCTTTAGGACCAAACTGTTTATATCGTTCTAAGAAGAATAACCCATCTGTAGTTACATTCTCAAGGTCTTCTGGAGTTATATTAGCATACCAATTTCTAAATATTTCAGGTAAATACTTTAACCCAATCAGTTCCTCTACATATTCAGGGTCCGACATATCAGGTTCTTCCTTTTCAGGTCTTTTCAACTTGGCTAAACGTTTAAACTCTTCTTCGGCTAACCTAGCTTCTTCTCTCTTACGATTCTCTTCAGGAGTGACTACTTTGACTACCAACTCACTAGGTTCTTTGTTTGATTCAGCTAACACCCTTTCTTCTCTAATCTTATTTTCAGCTTCTATT